AAATAGAAAGGAGTAAAAATGTTTGATTTATTACTAGCATTTATTTTAATTGCTATTGGTTTTGGTATTGGCTTTTTCGTTTATCACAATAATCAAAAAAAGGCTAATGATATTGGCGATAAAATCAAAGACAAAGTGCAAAAAAATGACAAGTAGATTATTTTTAGGGCTTTGCGCCCTAATTATTTTAGTTTTTTTGTATATGCAAAACAAAAATTTAAAAACACAAAACGAGCTTTTAAACTCTAATTTAAGTAAGGCAATTTCTGCAAATAATGATTTAAATAAGACTTTAGAAGCTTTACAAAATAGACACAAAAACGAGCTTGAAAGCTTAGGAAAGGCAAATAAAGAAATCTTAGCTTTAAAAGCAAAAGTAGAAAGGTTAAAAAGATATGAAAATGTTTCTAATGATGAGTTTATCGCTGTTTTTAATGATATGCTTGAGCGCTTGTGGCAAAACGCAAATGATAAGTCAAACACAAACCATTCACCAAAAAGTGCCAAATGAATTGTTAGAACTTAAAATTTTAGATAAACCAAATATCAAAGAAAATAAAGATGTGATTAATGCATATATTGAACTTTTTGAAAATTACAAGGCTTGTGAAATTAAATTAATACAAATTAAGGAGTTAAATCAATGAGACTGATTAAAAAATACAGTTTGAATTTAATGCTTTGTGTATCTCTTTCATTTTTAGCATTAAGTTTATTTTCTTTACTTGAGTTATTAGCAAGGCTTTAAACAATGAAAATTGAAGATTATTTTATCTATTTTGCACTTTTAATAGTTAGCATAATAGCAGGTATAGTCTCGATTTTCACTAAAGAAAAACTAGCAGGTTGCGAAAAACCAAAGTGCAAATTCAAACTATTTTTACAAGGAATGATAGGCTCAATGTTTGTAGCTTACCTAGCTTTTGAATTTGCAAGTTATTTTGATTTGGGAATGAAAATGAGTATAGCAGTGGGTGGCTTTGCGGCTTATATTGGAACAGATGCTTTAGTAAAGCTTGAGCAGTGGATAGAAAAGCTCATTAATAAAAAAATTGACAAGGTTTAAAAAATGATTGAAATTGGAATCATTAGCGACATTAAAGACAGTAAGGCTAAGGTTAGTATTGGTGAAATGGTGACTGATTTTTTGCCAGTTTTTCAAAGTCTAGCTAATTCTTACGCCGTATCTTTTTCTCCTTTAAGAATAGGAGAACAAGTGTTAGTGATGCCTGTGCGCGGTGATTTAAATTCAGGTGTTATTTTGCGTGGGCTTTATCAAGAAAAGCATAAAGCAAAAAATACCGATACAAATACCTTTAACATAGACTTTGAAGATGGAACACATTTAGAATACAACTCAAAATCTAGCACTTTAAAGCTTGATGTGGTTAAAGATATAAGCATTACTTGTGTAGATAAAACCACCAATAATAAAAATGATACCTTAAACACTCAAAGTCATACCACAAACGCTAAAACCATAACGCTTAATGCAACAAAAGTAAGTGTGAATGCTCCAAGCATTAATTTAAACGGTAATACGCAAATTGCAGGGACAATTTCCACAAGTGGCGAAGGTGGGACAAGTGGGACTTTTAGCATAAAAGGGAATTTAAATTTAATTGGCAATTTAAAAGTAAGTGGAAATATAAGTGATAGCAAAGGTGATTTAACAAATCATATCCATTCTTGTACAGATGGTGCTACGGCGGTAAGTAGATGAAATATTTAACAAGTATTGAAGAAAGCATAAAAGACATTTTAATCACTCCTTTAGGCTCTCGTGTAATGAGACCTGAGTATGGTTCTTTGCTTTATACGCTAATTGATAGAAAAATCGATGATGATTTTAAAATCAAACTTACCAGATATACAGCAGAGGCAATTTCAAAGTGGGAAAAAAGAGTAAAGCTTAAAGGTGTAAGGCTCAATGAATGCAAAGATAGCAAATTAAGTATTACCTTGCTTTTTGAAAATTATAGGGATTTAACAATGGAGCTTGGAAAATGAATGAGTTTTTAAGTGCAAATGATAGCTATTTTAAACAAAGCTTTTTAAAAGATATTCCTTATCCACAAATCATAGAAGAGCTTGATTTTGAAAAGATTTTAAAAGATCTTGAAGAGCTTTTTAAAAGCTTTCTAAAAGAAAGTGTTGGGCTTTTAGAATCTGATCCATTTAAAGCCATTTTAGAAGCTCTTGCTTATAGGGAAATGATTATAAGAGCAAGGATAAACGAAAGTATAAAAGCAACTTATCTTCATTATGCAAAGGGAAGCGATTTAGATAATGTAGTGGCTAATGGCTATTTAATAGAAAGACTCAAAGGTGCTAAACCTATCGCAAAAGTAGAGTTTGAATTAAATACCTTACTTACTTATGATGTCATCATTCCAAAAGGTGCGATTTTTTCAAATGAAAATGCTGATATTGCTACCTTAAAAGAAGATGTGCTTATCAAAAAAGGAGAAAGCAAAGCTGAGGGCATTTTAGAACTTGATGAATTTGTGCAAAGCAAAGACATAAAATGCGAGTTTTTACAAACCCCTTTGCCTTTTGTAACCAAAATAAAACAACTTGAATTTTTCAAAGGCGGAGCCAGTGAAGAAAGCGATGAAGCCTTAAGAGAAAGAGCGGTAATGAGTGTGCATAGATTTTCAACCGCAGGAAGCGAGAAAGGTTATATTTATCACGCTTTAAGCGCAAGTGCAAAAGTAGCTTCAATTAAAGCTTTAAATAATGGAGCTGGAAAAGTTAGAGTTATCATTAAAAGTAATGATGAAAATACAGTCGATGTGGTTAAAGAGTATTTAAGCACGGATGAAGTGCGTCCTTTAACTGATGAAGTGAGTGTTGAACTTGCAAAGAAAAGAGAGTTTATCATAGAGGCAAAACTTTTGCTTTTGGAACTAAGCCGTGCTAATGAAATAAGCGAAAAGATTAATGCTTTACAAAAAGACTTTGATTTAAGTGTGGATTTAGCACTTGGTTTTTTATATAAATGTCTTCATCAAGATGGAGTTTATAAAAGTGAAATTTTAAGCATTAAAGAAAAAATTAAAAATGAAGAAGGCGAAGAGTTAAAAAACTTGCCTTTGGAAAATATATTGATAGCTGATGATGAATTTGGCGTTCTTAACTTTTCACTTAGTTATGAAAAGGCAGTGCTATGAAGGGGCATTGCGTAGCAATGGGTGGGGAAGCCTTCAGTAAAAGCGACTTTGGGCGAACTTCGTTTGTACAAAGTGATAGCATAAAAAAGGCAGTGCTATGAATACTTTAATACTAAACCACCACCCAAAACAAAGCAAAGCTATTGATTTAAGTGCTAAGCAAAGATTTGAAGATTTAAAAATAGAAAGTATCACAAATTTAGCTTTGCATTGCGATAAGCGAATGCTTCCAATTTTAGCAAATGCTTATGATATGAGTATTGATGGTTTAGAAGAAAAAGAAGCTAGAAAACTCATATCCAAAGCCTTACTTTTAGACAGGTATAACGGAACTACTTGGGCAATTAAAGAAGCTTTAAAAGCCGTGTTTCCAACGGCAGTGGTTAAAGAATGGTTTAATTATGGTGGAGAGCCTTATTTTTTCAAAGTCAAAGTTAGCACAAGTGAAATCAGCTTTGATGAGAGAACTTTAGCACTTTTAGATAGGTTGATTTTGGAATTTAAAAATGTCAGAAGTGTTTTAGAAAGTATTGAAATAGAGATTGAAAGCAAAAGTGATAGCTTTAATGCTAGCGTAGAAATTAGCGGAGAAGCTTTAGAGATTTTACCTTTTCAAACCACGCAAATTTCAAGCAAGCAAAAACCAAGTTTTAATGCAACTGGTGTTTTTATCTGCGAAATTTCAAAAACTAATATTGATTTTAAAGGAGTGTATTAATGGCAAAAAGTGAATACTATACCATACTAACTAAAATTGGTATTGCTAAATTTATAGCCGCTCGTGCTAGTGGAAATGGGGTTAATTTAAAAAGCTTTAAATTAAGCTCAAAAGTTATTCTACCAAGCGAAGAGATGGAGAATTTAGAAGAGATTGTATATGAGGCAAATATTAATTCTAAGTATATTGATGAGAAAAATCCTAACTATGTGAATTTAGAATGTTATGTGCCAAGCAATGTAGGTGGTTTTGAAGTAAATGCGGTGGGTATTTATAATGAAGAAGGAGATTTAATTGCCGTAGGAAATACCCCACGCACCTATAAGCCACTACTAGAACAAGGCAGTGCTAAGGAATTAATGATCAAAGTAGTAATGGAGCTTTCTAATGCAGAGGAAGTCATTTTAAAGCTAGATCCTAGTGTAATTATGGCAAGTAGAGATTATGTGGATGCTATTAAATTAGAACTTGAGCTTAAAATTGAAGCAGCAATTGATGATTTTAATAAAAAACTTGCCAAAAAAGCAGATTTAAATGGCAACAAAGAGCAAGTTTTTAGCGTAGCAAATCCTACAGATGATAAACATGCTATTAATAAAATCACATTAGAAAAGTTACTAGAAAACATTAATGGTAATATAGATAATTTACTTAAAAACTGTGTTTTGCTTAATACAGACCAAACCATCAAAGGAAATAAAACCTTTGAAGGAAACACCGCATTTAAAAAAGCTCCTACAAGTGAAGTAAAAGCCACTAAAGATAAAGAGCTTGTAAATTTACTCACTTTAAAAGAGCAAGTGCCTTTACTTAGCAGTGGGCTTTTCTCTAAAGTTAGAGAAGTTGAGCTTGTAAGTAATGTGATATATACAAATTCCAGTGATAAGCCTGTCATGATAATTTTTAATATAAAAACAAAAAACTTAACTCCTATTATGTACTACAGTGGATCTAAATGGTCATATCAAGATGGATATAATGGAAATATTGAAGTTAATATATGTATTCCAACAACAACTTTTCGACAAATAGGTGCTGAAGCGATTTCAAGAATAGAACAATTCAGCACTTATCATTTAATAAAAGCTAATGCTATTAATTCAGAAACTCTTAAGGCAAGTGGGACTGTTATAAATGCTAATTTAATCCAACAAGGAACTTTTTTTGCAATTATTCCAGCAAATTGCACATATAAAATATCTGCAGGACCTACTTGGGCTTATGATAATAATAAAAATTATCGCATTGAGCTATCTGCTGTTGAATACATCAAAGCAAAAATTTACGAATAAGGAAAAAAGATGAGATATTACAAAGATAAAGACAATTTAGTTTATGGTTTTGAAGATGATATTAAGGTGGATACTAGCATTTATACTGAAATTTCAAAAGAAGAGGCATTGGAACTTGTTAAGCCTATACCACCAACTCCCCCAAGCGAAGAAGAACTTTTGGCAAATGCCAAAGAAAACAAGCTTAAAGAAATCGATGCTAAAAGAGATGAAGCGATTGAAAGTGGTGTAACTTACAAAGATAAAGTCTTTCAAAGTGCGGAAAAAGATAGAAACTTGCTCACTTCAACCGTTAGTCTTTTTTCTATAACCAAAAGCTTACCTGAAGGCTTTGTGTGGATAGCCAAAGACAACACAGCTGTGAGTATGAGTTTAGAAGACTTAATCGCACTTGGTGCTTTAATGGCATCAAGCGTAAATGAAAACACAATTAAGGCTAGAAATTTAAAAGATGCAGTTTTAAAGGCAACAACTTTGGATGAAGTTAAGGGGATAGTATGGAACTAAAAAGAGTGATTGTAAAGCCTTCGGATAAGGATAGATTTGAACTCATGCAAGATTATGAATTTTCTTTGCCAAGTTTAAATGCAAAAATCGAAAAAGGTTTTAAGAGTAATGGAGCAAATATCCCTAGACTTTTTTGGAGTATATATCCACCAAATAAACCTGAGTATTTAAGTGCGGTTGTAATACATGACTTTCTATGTGAGAAAGCCAAAACAAGAGAAGATTATAAATTAGCAGATTTAGCCTTAAAAGAAGCTATGCAAGCCTTAAATTGCAATGGCTTTAAGGTTTTTGTATTTTATCACTCTTGTGATATTTATCACAGCATTAAATGTTTTTTGAAAGGAGTTTTTAAATGAGCTATGATATTTCTTATAATCCAAGCGAAGGTCAAAACGAGATTAAACCTCCAATTGATCCTATAAAGCCTGATGATATCGATATACAAAAAGTGCAAGAATTAATCAATAAAAGTCTTGAAGATTTTAAAAATGAAATCGTAGGTAAATTTGATAGTGAGAAATTCAAAGAATTTATTCAAGATTTAATTTTAAAAAACAACTTTTTGCAATTTAGTGATATTTCAGATGAGCAAAATCCAAACCGAAAAAGCTTACAACTTAAAAACCACGATAGCATAAGTGGCTTTTTAAAAGATGGACAAAGTGCGGTTAATATCGCAATGGTTAGCAAATGGGATAAGGTGGATTTTGGAAGCAATAGTGTAGAAATGAATTTAAATTCAAAAGATGGTATTGTAAAAATCAATGATAAAACAACAATTGCAACCAATGAAGATTTAAAAATATTAAATCAAAAAATCGATGAGATTGCAAATGAAAACACCATAAGCGGCGCAAATGTTCTAATTGGCGAAAACAAGCCAAGCGTTAATATCAATCCTGAAAGCATAGGCAG